CGCCAAGGTGAACGAGTATATGAAAACGGACGAGTACAAAAACCTCTCCGCGTCCGACAAGCAGCAGTATGTATCTTTGCGTCAGAGCCTCACGTCGCAGGTGGGCGAAGCGTCCAACCCGTTTGCCCTCTCAACGTGGAAAGAAATCGGCACAAAGACGCAAGAGTACGCCGACGCGGTGCGTGCCGTACAAGAAGCCACCACAGCGCACAACGCCGCGATGGACGCGCTCACCGAGGCCGAGGAAGCCAAGCAGCAGGCGCAGAACACTCTCGCCGCAGAGCAGAAGAAGCAGGTCGAACTAAACCGCGAACTCGCCCAAGCAGAGGAGGATTTGAAGAACGCCACCGACGACGCTGCCAAGGCGGAAGCCAAGAGCAAGCGCGACCAACTCAAAAAGGACAAAGACGCGCAAGACACCGCCGTGAAAGTAGCGGAAACCATTGTTGCCACGCTTGAACAGAACGTAGCGAGCAAACAGGAAGCCGCAGACGCTACGGGCGCAACGTTGCAGCAAAAGACCAACGAGGAAGACGAGGCAGAGCAAGGCGTAAAAGACGCTTCCGACAAAGCGGCGCAGGGGCTAAACAATTTCACGACTATTCTCTCGCAACTCAACAGCGGCACGCTGGCGGGCTTCGCCAACGGCGTGGCCAACCTCATCAACGTGCTGTTCAAAGGCGGGAACGCTATGGGCGACGCATTGCAAGGCATAGCCGGCAAAGCCGGCGGAATAATCGGCGCAATCCTGCAAATCATAGACGCTATGGGAGACGACCCGTCCGAGTTCATCAGCGGCATCTTCGACAAAATCATTGGTGCGGTGGACGGCATATTGGAGCAACTCTTTTCGGGCGAACTCGTTATGGTCATTCTCAACGGCGTAGGGCGTTTGATAGAGACTATCCTTGACAACCTTTCCTTTGGCCTTTTCAGCGGCTTATTTGGCGGCAACGAGAGCGAGATAGAGGACAAGGTGGAAGACTTGACGGAGAGCAATTCGTACCTCGAAAAAGCCCTGCAAGAACTCACGCGCGAACTGCAAACGGCAAGCGGCCTCACGGCAATAGAAATCGCAGAGCAGAAGAAGCGCACGCAGCAAGAGAAAACGGCCAACGACCAAGAAATTCTTGCGCTGGAACAAAGCAAGCACGGCAGCCACCACTCCAACAACTACTACATCAACAAAGAGATGACCTCCTCGGATTGGGACTATATTTCCAAACTGCTTGGAAAGAATATCACGGAAGCGGCAGACCTCTGGACGCTCACGCCCGAAGAACTCGCCAAACTGCAAGCCAACACGTCTATTTGGCAGAAGATAGCAGGCAGCGGAGAGTACGACAATTCGGCCTATCTTGAAGCCTACATTGACGACGCGGAAGCAATAGAGCAGATTGAAGAGGATTTGCAAGAGGCCGTTATGGGCGTGTCGTGGGAGGGTTTCTACGAGAACTATCTTTCGATGTTGCAAGACCTCGACAGCGAGAACAAAGACTTTGCCGACAACCTCGAAGAGTACATTAAGAACGCCGTGCTTTCGGGTATGCTCTCGGATATGTATTCCGACCGCCTCAAAGAGATGTACAACCGCCTCTACGGTTTAGAAAAGCAGTATTCGGAGGGCAAGATGTCGGACGAGCAATATGCAGCCGCGATAGACGAGTACCAAGCGGATTTTGCGGCTCTCACGCAGGAGATTTTGGACGAGCGCGCGCGCCTTGTGGGTACGTTAGGATTAGACACCAACGCCGACCAGAGTGCCACGGCTTCCCTTATAAAGAACATCACCGCCGACCAAGCGGACAAACTGATAGGGCGACTGACCGCTATTCAGATTGCCGTAGAGTACGGGAACATCTTGCGCGAGGGGCAGGCCGCGAACGGCAACACTATGCACGGACAACTCTCGCAGATGACCGCGCTCGGCCAGCAGCACCTCCTAATTGCCGACGAGATTAGGACGCTTATGGCCACGTCGTATTCGCAACTCGTGCAAATCAACGAAAACACGGGCGCAGTGGTCTCGCCGATTAAAGGAATGTTCGACGACCTCGCCGACTTGAAGAAAATTATAAAGGACAATATCTAATGGCAGCACTTCTCATCAACTCAAAGGACGCATATTCCGAGTGGGGTGTGCGTATGGGCGACGGGTTTATTGACGCGCTTTTTCAGCCGCCCACGTTAAAGGATTACATCACCAACGATAGCGCGCTCGAAGCAGGCACGCAGTATTGCTCCTACGTCCCGAAGCAGGCTTCGCGCAAACTAACGCTTGTGTTTACGTTGGAGGGCGACACGCAGGCAGAGTATCTTGCCAACCGCGTGGCGTTCTACAATGTCTTGGAAGCGGGCGACCTCACCGTGCAAGTCCCCGATGTGGCGGACGATGTGTTTACGCTGAAATATACGGGAACGAGCGTCTCGTTCGCGCAGAACACGGCGCGCACGTTTTGCAAACTATCGCTCTCGTTTGCAGAGCCAGACCCGACAAATAGATAGAACGGAAGAGTGCAGAAAGAGTGCATAGTTAAGTGTGCAGCCTTTCTGCATTTTCCCCTTTTTCGCACCAAAAAGAAGATGTGCGAAAGTAAGCCTTTCGGGTTGGATAGCGAGCGCGTGGACGTGCCTAACTTTGCACGAAGAAAATCATTTCTCCCCCGATGTATATCTATTCTCCCGACGGAACAGTCCTCTTGGACGTACCCATCACCTCTGCCGCGAAGCACACGGCGGAGATGATGAAAGACGACTACGTTGCTCTCTCGTGGTCGCAGACGGAGAAAACGGAAATCCCCGTAGGCGCGTATATCGTTTACAACTCGCTGCAATACCTATTGTTAGAGCCTTACGCCCCGACGGAGAAAACGGAACGGCACTTTGCCTATACGCCCGAATTTCACCACCCGAAGATGTACCTATCCAAAGTGCCTTTCGCTTTGCATACAACGGACAGCGAGGGCAACGCGATAGACGAATACGAGTGGGAAATCGTGGATATGCCGAAGAATATCCTCTACTACATTTGTCGCGCCATAAACAAAGTGTTTGGCATTGATGATGATAGCGAAGAGGCGTGGGCGTACCAAGTGCGCTCCTCGTTTGAGACGACGACCGAGACGGTCACATTCCAAAACGTGGATATTATTACGGCATTGGGGCAGGTGGCGAGTGCCTTTGAAGCGGAGTGGACGATTGATTGGGAACTGCACACTATCTATTTCGGCAAATGCCTCACGCTGACCCCAGAAAGCCCGCTGACGTTAAAGGTAGGGGAGCAAATAGGTGTGCCGAGCGTCTCAACGTCGAAAGACGGGTATTTTAACCGCTTCCTTGTGTACGGCGGCACGCGGAACATCTCGCAGAAGAACGCCGCAGGCGACAATATAGCCCTTTTCACGCGCTTGACGCTCAACCCCGACGACTACCCCAACGGATATATAGAAAAGCCGAGCAAGGGCGCAAATGAGCCTGCTATGACGGGAATTTTGGTGTTCGACGACATCTATCCCAGTCTCAACCTTTATGTGTACAACGCACGGGAACGCCAACGCTATCTTTTGGACGAGGACGGCAATAAAGTGTTAGACACCGACGGCAACCCGAAGATGTATTCTATTTGGTACATTCGCCTTGCCTATCCCACCTACGCCGAGGACGGAGAGACCATCACGGCGTGGAACGATTTTGACTGCACCGACCTCATTCTTTCGGGCTACGAGTTGAAAGCCTCCTTTGAGCCTAACGAGAAAGGTGTTCATTCTGCCCTTGCAGGGCGCGAGTTCGCAATGACGTTTCACACGGGCAACAGCGTTATTGCACCCAATACAAGCACGGGCGACACGGGCATAGAAATAAAGAAAGGGGACTACGAAATAAATTTCTACGAAGAGGGGGAGAGCAATATCATAATCCCGACCACCTCGGCGCAGGGTCTTGTGCCGTGGGGCGCAGGAACGACGCTCGACGAACTGCTCGCGCAGGGCGACGACACGCTCTGCAACGACATCGTTATTTTGTTCAATATAGCGATGAGCGAGACGGAATACTTCGCCGACGCGCAGGCCAAACTCGCCAAGGCTGCCCTCGAAGAAATAGAACTGAAATACTCCGACCAGAACAACTATACGTTCAAGGTCAATCCCGTGTGGCTGGAAGCCAACCCGCAGGAGTTTTTTGTCGGGCAGACGATAGAGTACAACGATGGCAACGGCTACACCCTGCTCACGCGCATCACGAAGATTGTTTCCAACCTCGACTTCGACATTATCAAAGAAATCACCGTTGGCAATGTGCGCTTGCAAGGGAATACGCAGACGCTCAAAGAAGATGTAAAGAGCGCAAATGCGAACATTCAGACGCTCATCACGTTGAACAATTCGACCTCCACGAAAGCGCAGGCGTACTATCACGCTTTGCGCAAGATGGTCGAACTATACGAAAAGACGCTGCTTGAAAAACTCTCCCGTGTGGACGACGACACCGCGCTGGGGCGTATCACTTTCTCTGACGAGACAACATTCATCGGCAAGGCCACACACAAAGGGAACGCGCAGTTTGGCGAAAACTTTGTTGCGGGCATAGTGGGCGGACAAGGCGGACTTATAGACAACGAGGGAAACGGCGAGTTAGACAGCCTTGTTCTTCGCAAGTTCTTGGAAGTGCCGGAGTTGCGCTACAACCGCATAGAGATAAACGTGGGCAACGTATGGCGCGCAGCAGGCGGCGGCATTGTTGAGAGCGTCAGCACCAGCGGCGACACGGGAACAGTGAAACTCAAACTCGAAGAGGGCGAGATAGGACAAGTAGCCGAGGGCGACCTTTGTATGGGTATCTTCCACAACGAGGGCGACCCAACGCAAAACGCTACCGAGAGCAGCGACGACGGCATAGGTAATTTTGAGTACGCAGGTTTCTACACTTGCTACTTCCGCATAGACGAGATAACCGAGACGGGTGCTAACAGCGAGTTCAAGTACGTTCTGCGTCCCTACGACGGAACGACGGGCGGCAGTTGGACGAAAGGGTTGCACCCGTGCGAGGGTATGCACTTTGTCTGCTTCGGCAATCTGACGAACACCGAGCGGCAGAGTTCGCGCTATTCGACGCTCACCTATGAACGCTATCTGAAAGGCGTTAATTGGTGGGAGTATAGCGCAGACAACATAGCGGCGCAGTTCGGCGACCTTTCCAACCTCTCCCTTTACGGCCTCACGATGACTGGCTACTCTGCCTATCTGAACAACATTTATATGTCGGGAACGATAGAGCAGTTTGACGCGGCGAGCGTGAAGATGAGCATTGCCAATTCGGGCGACGGTTTCCTTGCCTACGGCGAGACGTGCGTTATAACCTGCACGCTCACCAAGGCGTGGCAAGACGTGACCAGCACCGCCACAAGTTGGAGCATCACGCGCGACAGCGGCGACAGCGAGGACGACAAGGCGTGGCTGTTGAAGAGCAAGGTAAAAGCGTTCAACGCCCTTTCGGAGGTCGAAGAAGCCACGTTTGAGATTGCTTTCACGTCTGACGAGAGCGACCTTTCCACGACCCTGCAAAGCACCGTCTTTTCGATTGTTGCCAAGGGCGATGATGGTGTTATTGCGCAAGGAACGATAACGATATAGCAATGGAAACGACCAGAGTAAGAATACGCAAGGACTACCAACCGCTCACGATAGCCGTGAGTGTAGTAAACCGCACGCCTCTTGTGCCGTATGCCCAGACGTTCAAGGCCAGCGAGGAGACCTACGAGCCGCTGCGCTCAAAGGATAACTACACGCGCATTATGCCCGTAGTGAACGCCTACGCCGACGACGGAAGCCTCACGCAGCAGATGAGCAACACGGGATTGTCGAATATGCAATGGCTCGTGAACGATGAGAAGATAGAAGACGTATGGGGAGAGGATGACTACACTGTGCAGACCGAGGGCGATGTGCGCGGCGCGTTGGACGTATATAAAAACCTTTCCGTGGGTGAGTGCGTCAGCGTGAAATTTACCGCCACGCTTGCAGACACGCGATTAGGCACGCTCATTCCGATTGAGACGGACTATGTGCTACTTTCGTGCGTGGATAGCGCAGAGGACGATTATAGGCTCGCGCTTGAAGAAGAGACCAGCCTAATCTACGACCCGTTCCGCGACGGCCTTTTGCTGTTGGATTACTTGAACGCTCACGGCATCACGCCCACGGCGGCACAAGAGGAAGCGGCAACGTATGTGGACGACATCTATCTGCGCAAGATACCTTTCCGCTTGTTCAGAGGAACAGCCGAGCAGAGCGGCTACGACGTGAAACTCTTTTACGAGGGCGACGAAGAAAACGCCATAGACCCCGACGCGGAAGATAACGAAATCTATTCGCTCGCCGAGGGCGCATTGGTGCTTGACCTGCGGCTTATTGACAGCGCAACGTATATCTTGAAAGCGTATGTGGAGGAGTTGGAAGTAGCCAAGATACAATTCAGCGTGAGCCGACGCGCACCTGCGTTGAACGTGAGCGCGTCCAACGGAACATCTATCCTGCCTACCGACACAAAGCGCATAGACAAGGCGTTGGTGAGCGTGAGCGGCGAGGTGCAAGCCTACCCCGAGTTGAATTTGAAAATCATCTGGAAAACGACCACAAAGAGCAAAACCGTTTCGCATAACGAGGGCGCACGCACAAAGTTCAAACTGAAAGACACGGGCATAGGAGACACCGAAGCCGACGATTGGCTCGATGTGTATATGGACGTGGAACAGAAAGGCGCGTGTGAGATTGCGCTTGACGATGACGACAACCTGCTTTGCGACGACGACGAAAATGTTTTAATAATTAGTTAGAAATGAGTGATTATAGCGCACAAGGAAGCATAACCGTTAAACGCCTACGCTCTGGCGATACCATTACGCTCTCCTTTTCCCAGAACAAGATACCGCTTTATCAGAGCGTCGATACCGATACGGGGTCTGTCTCGCCCGATTGGAGCGTAGCGGCCAACCAACCCACCGTCACGCCCTCGCTCACGTCGGCGCGCGGCAATAGCGTCTCGCTTGTCCGTTTCACTTGGAAATGGAACGGCACAAATGTAGAAGAATATCCTGCCCTTTTCTCGGTAGATAGCACGACGGGCGCATTGACCATTACGGGCAACCTCGCCAGCACGGAGAACTACGCCAACGATGTGCTTACGTTCACCTGCACGGCACGCTGTGCGGGTGTGGAATACACTTTCGAGAGAGCAATAGACGTGGTGATTACGAAGAAAGGTGCTTCCTCCTACGAGGGCTTCGTCACGGCAGACTACACTACGATTTCCACCGAACACGAGACGGCTACCGCGACCCTTTCGCTCTTCTTGGGCGAAACGCAGTTGAGCGAGTATTTTGTGAAGTGGTACAAGGGCAGCATAGACACGCCCTTTGTTCCCGTGGGCAGCAGCACGCAGGCAACGAACACCGTCACGAGCAGCGGAGGCGACACGCGCACCTTTGGGCGTGCGGACGTGGACGGCACGGCACTCTTTATTGCCGAGTTCTACCTTTCCGCGAGCGACACCAATCCCGTGACGTGCGCAGCCTTGCGCATTGTGGACGCTTCGGACGAATACAACGTAGTGTTCGGCATTGTCAGCGGAACGCAGGTGGACGATAGCAGTTCGGTGGTCGTACAAGCCAACCTTGTGAATAATCGGACGGGCAACTCGATAACGTCGGGACTTTCCGCCATAACGTGGAAACTTGAAGTGTTGCGTATGCAGGACGACGAATGGAACGAACTGCGCGAGAGCGAATACACCGACACTTACAGCCCGCAGGAGACCATCACCGTTGAAGATACGGATTATACCGA